GAGCATTTAAAGAAATTTCTTTAGGTGATGGAACTCAAAACTTTGCAAACTCTGACTACTACGCATACTTGTTAGGTCAACAAACATTTGCAAACCCTGAAGCGGTAAACATCAACGTGTTTGTAACTCCGGGTATTGACTATGTTAACAATAGTAACTTGGTTGAGTCGGCAATCGAAATGATTGAGTTTAACAGAGCGGATTCACTTTACGTTTGTACAACACCTGACGTTGATATGTATGTCCCTTCTCTTAACGGACAAGATTACTTAATCTATCCTACTGAAGCGGTTAATAACTTAGAAGACACAGGAATTGACTCTAACTATACTGCCACTTACTATCCGTGGGTATTAACAAGAGATAGTGTAAACAATACACAAATCTACATCCCACCGACTGCTGAAGTAACAAGAAACTTGGCGTTAACTGATAACATTGCATTCCCTTGGTTTGCGGCGGCAGGTTACACTCGTGGTATTGTTAACTGTATCAAAGCTCGTAAGAAGTTGACTCAAGAAGATAGAGATATTCTTTACGTAGGTAGAATTAACCCAATTGCAACCTTCTCTGATGTTGGAACTGTAATTTGGGGTAACAAAACTCTACAAGTTAGAGAATCTGCTCTTGACAGAATCAACGTAAGAAGATTGTTACTACAAGCTCGTAAATTGATTTCAGCAGTATCTGTAAGATTATTGTTTGAACAAAACGACGCACAAGTAAGACAAGATTTCTTAAACGCGGTTAACCCAATCTTAGATGCAATCAGAAGAGATCGAGGTTTATATGACTTTAGAGTCACTGTATCCAACGATCCTGAAGATATCGATAGAAACCAATTGACAGGTAAGATTTACATCAAACCTACAAGATCTCTTGAATTCATCGACATCACATTCTACATTACTCCGACAGGAGCATCGTTTGAGAATATATAAGTTGGTTTATATTCATATGAAAAGGGGGGACGAAAGTTTCCCCTTTTTTTATTTAAGGAGATATTTATTTATATGAATTATAAAAAAGTTGTTAAACAGATTATTTCAGAGATCATTCACGATCAAATGAAACCTACGATGAAGTATTATGCTTTTGACTGGGACGATAACCTTATGTATATGCCAACAAAAATTTACACCAAAGATGATAAAGGGAAAGTTGTTGGTATGTCCACAGAAGATTTTGCAGAATACAGAACTGAGATTGGTAAAGAACCATTCGAATATGAGGGACACACCATAGTTGGTTTTGATGAAAATCCTTTCAGAGACTTCAATGTACCTGGTGATAAAGGTTTCTTAAGAGATGCTATGAAAGCACCTACAGGACCAGCGTGGAATGATTTTGTCGAAGCGGTTAATAATGGGTCTGTTTTTTCAATCATCACAGCAAGAGGACACACACCTTCAGTTCTTAAAAATGCTGTTTACAACTTAATTAAGAAAAACAAACACGGTCTAAGTGAAAAAGAATTAGTTAAAAATTTAAAAAAATATAGAGAGTTGGCAGACGAAGAAGATTTATCTGATGATGAATTAGTAAGAGCTTACTTAGATATGAACAAATATCACCCTGTTAGTTTTGGTCAAGGTTCCGCTGCGAATCCTGAACAATTAAAGGTTGATGCGATGAAAGAGTTTATGACTTACGTTAATAACCTATCTAGACAATTACAGGAAAAAGCCTTTATGAAAAATAAAATTAGTAATTATTTTGTTCCTTATATTGGTTTTTCAGATGACGACTTAAGAAACGTTCAAGCAATGAAGAAACATTTTGACGATGAATCTGGATTAGAAATCTATCATACTGGAGGAGGAAAGAAAACTAAATATTAATTAAACTGGGTCTAGTAGAGATATAAATTAAAAAATAATTGAAGTAAATAGAAAAATTTTTATTTCACACTATTTATAATAAAAATAAAAGAAAAATTTAAAAAATAAGATATGGCTGATTTGTTAATGAAAATGCCGATCCCTTACGAACCGAAAAGGGAGAACCGATGGATTTTGAGATTCCCATCATCACTTGGTATCAATGAGTGGTACGTTGAGACAACCTCTAGACCAAAACTTACAATCGGGGCAACTGAAATTCAGTTCTTGAATACTTCAACATACGTTGCAGGTAGATTTACTTGGGGTGAACTTCCTGTAACTTTCCGTGACCCAATCGGTCCTTCTGCATCACAAGCGGTTATGGAATGGATCCGTTTATGTGCTGAGTCAGTAACAGGACGTATGGGTTATGCTGCGGGTTACAAAAAGAACGTTGACCTTGAGATGTTAGACCCAACAGGTGTTGTTGTTGAGAAATGGATTTTAGAAGGTACATTCTTGACAGGATATGACGGTGGATCGTTATCTTATTCAAGTGACGGTATTGCTAAAATAACTGCGAACATGAGAATGGACCGTTGTATCTTGGTATACTAATAGTAAAAAAAACATACGAATTAAAGACCTATTCACTTTACTAGTGGTAGGTCTTTTTTATTTTTAATTATAAAAAGAAGTTTATGGAACAAGACGTATATGCTGCAGGTCAGGCAGAATTTAATTTGCCACACGACGTAATTCAATTACCAACACAAGGTAAGTTTTACAAATCAAAAAAGAAATCAATTAAAGTTGGTTACTTAACCGCCGCTGATGAAAATATCTTGGCAGAAGTTGATTATAGAAAAAATGTTAATGAGGGAATTATTTTACCTTTATTGAGAAATAAAATTTATGAAAGAGATTTAAGACCTGAAGAACTTTTGGATGGTGATATTGAAGCGGTGTTACTTTTCTTACGTAATACTTCTTTTGGTCCTGAATATAGGGTAACAGCTATTGACCCTGTAACTGATGAAAGATTCAGTGCTACGATTCTACTTGATGAGTTAAATTATAAAAAAACAGATGTAGAACCTGATGAGAATGGTTATCTACAGACAGTATTACCTATAACAAAGAAAACGGTTACTTTAAAATTGTTAAATGTTTTAGATAGAATTGAAATTGATAGAATCGTGAAATCTTATCCTTCTGAAAGAACTGCACCTGTTGTAACAACTAAATTGTTGAAACACATTGTGGCGATTGATGGTGATGAAGATAGAAATAAAATTAGCGTATTTGTCGAACAAATGCCAATCTCCGATTCTAAATATATTAGAAGATTTATCTTGGATAATGAACCAAGATTAGACCTATCAAAAGAAGTTATAGCCCCGTCAGGAGAAAAAGTGGTAATTGATATCACTTTTGGGGTGGAATTTTTTCGGCCTTTCTTATCAATATAAGACAACAATCTTAGACGAATTTTATTATTTCTCTAGATTATTCAGAACTCAATACTCTGAGTTTATGAATATGCCAACATATGTCCGTAAGTATTTAATCCAAAAACACATTGAGGATACTAAAACCAATAATTAAATATTTATGTAAAAAAGCGTAATGAGCGATAGAGAAGCGGAACTTCAAAAAGAGTTAGATAAATACAAAGAACTTTACGAGGCGCAGAGGAAGACAATCGACCAAAGCGATAGGTTTAGTTCGAGTAGCGGTAAAGTCGTTGGAAATTTAAATGCCGATTTAGGTAAGTGGACTTTAAGCGTAACAGAATCTTCAAATAAGTTAAAAACAGCTTTTGCTGGCATCGGCGATGCTTTAGATATCACAGACTTAAGTGCATTCCAAGAATTAGATGATAGAGCAACTTTAATCCAAAGAGAGTTTGGTACTACGAAAGAATCAATAGAAGGATTCAAACAATCAATTGCCGATACAATACCCGAGTTAATGAAAATGGGTATTACCGAAGAACAAGGATTAAAAAATATCACTAAGGTAATGGAAAGTATGGGTAGTACTGCAACATTAGGTAAGGAAGCCATTACTGAATTATCCGCAGCTGCTGAAGTTTCTAGAGTTGATATTGGTAAATTAGCAACTAATTTCAGAGACGTTGGTGTGTCTGTGTATGATGTTGGTGATCGAATGAAAGAGGTTACCGATTATGCTCGTAGTGTTGGTGTTTCAGTTGCAGGTGTTTCTGACAAAGTAGTTGGAAATCTCGGTAAGATGAACCTATACAATTTCGATAATGGTATCAAAGGTCTTGCTAAAATGGCCGCAACTTCAGAACGTATGGGTATCAGTATGGAACAAGTCTTTAACTTTGCTGACAAGATATATGATCCTGAAGGTGCTATTGAAATGGCGGC